CACCAAGAATACGAAGTAATCCGTCAAGAAATAATGCAAGACAGGTAAATCCAAGAATCATACTGATGATTGTTGCTTCTCTATTGTGTTTCGCCATCGATGCTTCATCAATGGCACGTGCTTCATCTACTGCAGCACGGATCAAAATGTCCACCTCTTCTTTAGTGTAGCAAAGATGAGGGAGGATCTTTTTGATTGCCTCTTCCGTCATTGTATCAGTATGAACTGTTTCTATTACTATTACTTATTATATCACAAAATTTAACATTTGGCACATGTTTATTTACTCATCATAATCCTTCATCAAACCATCAATTAATCCACGACGATACTCCCATGTTTGACCACTAGTGGATCCTTTACATGGATTGATACAACTATCATCACCGTAATTATTACATACTAAACCTGCTAGATCATGTGGGCATCCCTCCTTTCCTGTAGACCAATATAACTGTTCTCCGAGCCATGTAGCACCACACTTCGGACAATTTTTCATTTTACTGTATAGATCTACCGTCTATTATATATCAGGATGGTCGTTTTGCCATCTTTGCACTTTTGTCTAAATCTAACTGGTATAACTTTCTCATCATCTCTTGTTTCTTTTCAATGTCGTTCAATTTTTTATGAACGTCTTTGAGTTCAGACTCAATCGATCTGTCAGTCATTTAGTTTTAAAAATACTGCTCTCAAACCTCCTTGCCAAAACTACAAACAAGTTATGGATTTGAGTAAAAGTATTTATAATTTAAGACTTCTTCATTTTCGCTTTTGCTTTTTTCTCATCCTGTTTTTTTAAATAACTTTTAAGTTGCTTCAATTTAATATCACGAATTAGTTTGGAACGTTTGCTAAGATATGGAGGTTTAGTTTTTTCAATCGCTTTGATTGCCATATCACCAATACCCTCTTCTATCTCATTCTCTTCATTTGCTTTAACACAGTTTGGATATCTCTTTCCAAACATAGTTTTCATACCTTTCTTCTTATAACCTTTCCAACATTTCTCATCAAGAGTTTCTTCATTACTCTCATTAGTATGAGCAAATGCCTTTCTCATTGCATCTAATTTGAGATGAGGTGGTAGACTATCTGCTGCTGCTTTCCTCTTTTTCTCTGCCTTTTTCTTAGCAGCATCACCCAGTTTACTATGTTCAATCTCTGGTTGATAACCCTTACCCTCATCTACAAACTTAACAGGCATTGAAACCGTTCCTTTACCTGGCACATACTTTGTTGTACGAGGTTTTTTAGGATCATCGCTCTTAAAATCTTTGTGAAGTTTATTATATGCCTTCCTAGTCATCTTAATTTCTTCTTCTACTGAACTAGGTGTACCATCGCCATGCTCTATCACTTTACCTTCTTTATCTTTTTGATGATGTTCTTTGTTGAGTAAACGACCCAAGAGAGATTTTTTCTTAGTAGGTGATTTATATCCATGTCGTTTAGCATAATCCATATAGGATTCTCCCTTTCTCAACTTCTTAGGATCAGACTTTGGTTTAGATGCTGCAGCACGATCTTCACGAGCACGTTGATTAGCACCAGGACCACCTAACTTCCGATCCTTATCAGGATCTGGATGCCAGTAATCTCCTCTTTCGACGATCATCTTATCCATAATGGTATGCTGATTTGTTGGTTTTACCTAATTTACCCTTTCTAACTTTTGTTCCAGAAGTTTCTCCCATTCCAGAAGGGTTTTTTCCTGGTTTTGCCTTGCCTACATTGACAGACTTATCTGGTTTTTTCTTTTCAGTATCATGTAATCTAGCAGGTTTACCTGCTTTCTTAGTGATAACTGACTCTTGACCATGTTTACGACCTAATCGTCGCATGACTTTACCAAAACGTCTCTTACTCATACCCTTACCTGGTGAGGTTTGGTATGAGACCTCACGTCCAGTTCCTTCACCTGATGAATATTTATATTCTCCTACCCCTTTCTTGTAACCAATACCTTTTTTCTTGAGATCTTTCTCAAGGTTTTTCCTACTTTCTCTATTTTTCTTCTCGTCAGTCCCCCGATCTGCAGAAATATTTCCAGTAGTTTTAGATTTTGCTTTAGAAAGCATCCTTGTAGTGGGGTTACCCTCAACAAGTTTAATAAAATCCTTGTAATACATTCCTTCTTTTTTCATAGGTAAACCCTTGTGCTTTGTTTTAGCAAAATCCTTTACGCTGGACACGCTGGTGGAGGCAGCAACTTTGGCAACCTCAGGCGAGGGATTTTCCATTTCCCCTTTTTGAGTCGCTCGAACCATTCCGAAGAACCTTTGTTGTTTTTTGGAAACTGATTTTTCATTGATGCCTCCAAACACATCATTATATGTAGGTGGCATCTTAGACATTTCCTTCATTGCCATTTTGTTTGCAGTTTTATGCATGACCTCTATGTCACGCTTACCGTATAATCGGTTCCAGCGTTTTTTACCCTTCTTCATACCTCTAATATATTTCTTAGCGGTCTGATTTATTGCGGGTGGAATTGAAGAATCACCGAAACCTTGTGCCATATCAACCGCCGACTACTTGAATTTCTTCAAGAACAATCGCATTACCTGTAACAGCAACTTTGATTGCACGTTTTACAACTGCTTGAGGTCCACTATAAGCATAGGTGTAATCAGCAGATGCACCTGATGAATCAACATCAGTGCTAATTGTTGTATTAGTAGTAGCAGTAACTTTCTTACCTGCTGTTCCTGCTGATAAGAAGTTTGAGTTGATAGCGGGTGAAGTATCATCATCCTCAACAGCAATAAAATCTCCTACAGAGAATGGGTGAGTGCTACTTCTTTCTCCTAAATTAGTACCAAGTTGATAATCTGCAGTGCTGTCATCAACTGCCTTTACAATTCTTGCTTGACCAGGTTTGCCACCTTTTAAAAGCAATGCTTCATCTTGAATCAATGTGATAGCAGGACCATCATTGAATGCTACAGTAGCATCACCAGCAGTAGCAACTACTCTATAATAACCAGTTTGAATATTTTGGTATTCAGTTGCACCTGCTGCAATAGCATTGGTGCTTAAAACGCTCAGTACTGACATGTCGTGTCTTGTTATTTCTTGTCAGTATTATTTATCTCCTTTTGCTTCTTTAACATTTTTTGTAAATCTGCAGTGCTACCAACGAACATTGTATTGTTGACAGTGCTAGGTCCGATTTTTTTATCCTCTGCATCCAACTCTTTCATTTTCTTTTGTAAGTCAATGAGTTTGTCAGCAGTGTCTGCTACACTTTTAATTGTTGTTGCAGCAACTTCATAAGCACGAGGATGATCACTTGCTCGTGCCACATCAAGTATACCATCTACTGCCTCCTGTCCTTTCATTACTAACATATGTAATGCAGCACGAGAAGTTTCATAGTCTTGCTTTACATCACCTTCTTCTGATTTTTTCAAAGTTGGTTTTACTTTTTCAACATGTTTCTGGAGTTCGGAAGGTTCTGCTCCAAAAGCGTTATTGAGACCGTCAAAAGGATTTGTCATGATATTGTTTCATCAGCTCCACTTATAGGATTACGTTTCTTCTGATCTGTAAAGTCCTCATCGACAATACCAAATCCAAAGTCATCATCAGCATCTGCTGTAACAGGATCTGGTTGAATTGTATAACGAACTTGTCTGGGTGCAGAAGTTGTATTTGTATCGGTATAGTAATCTGTAATAACTTTTTTGATAGTTTTTGTATCGGTAACAGGACCGTATAGGTAAGTTTTTACAGTAAACTGTAAAGTATAAATTATTGCTCTACGAGTTTGAAAATTATTTTCGTAGTCATCTTCATAATCAACACTAGTTAAAACAACAGGAACATCCTTTGTTTCATCTACATCAGGAACTAACTTAACTGCTAGATTAAAATGTGGTTGAAAGAAAGGAAGAATCTGTTCAAGAATCTGCAAACCATCTTCTTGATTTTTAGAAATGATTGCTAGTTCAAATGAGAGATTATAAGGAACAGGCATGTAGACGTTCTTATTCTCATCAACATCCTTAGCAAATCTAATTTTTTGAGTAGGTGATACTTTTCTAGAAGAATCGTATTGTATACCATTAATCTCAAAAGAGATTCTAGGTAAAGTAATTTGAACTCTCTTATTTGTAGGATCTGGTACTTGATCTAAACGTGCTAAAAACTTTTGCTTAGGACCATAAGCAAGAGGAACTTTCTGTACCTCGGTTGAACGACGAAGTTCGATGTTGTTAAACAACGTACCAAACGCTACAACAGTTCTTCTAAAAATTTCGTGATATGAATATGTGCCTAACATCAGATTGTAGTATCAGTAGTGGAACCAACAGAACCAAAGGGATTGCCTTCTGAGAAATCTATGATATCATCATCAGCAGTTTCAAAACCAAAGTTTTGATCAACACTGTCAGCAGTATTAACGTTATTTAGTGTATTATAAGAAGCAGATGTCCAAGCAGCACCAGAAGTTTGACCAGTTACAGTTTCTGGTATGGTAAAGATACCAGATCTATTGAAGACTTGTAGTTGTCTGTCGGTAGAATTCCATGCTTTGACTTCAGCAGTTACATTAGATGTACCACCAGCAACTACCTCACCAACAGTAAAGTCTCCACTACCACCAGCAGCAAAGTTAACTGTAATAGCATTAGCAAATGCTGCCTCAATACCATCAATCTCTGCAACTCCAGTGTCAAGTGCCTCGTCTGCATACTGGAAGAGTTCACACTGACATTCCCAAACATATCCTTTTCCTAGTTGATAGAATGGTCTCTCTGCCTCAACAAATTGTATTTCAAATAAATGTTTAGTAGCGGGAAACCAAATTAAATCTCCTTCATTAGGTCGACCCTCAACATTTAATACTGCGTTATCATCTACAGCAGATGTAAACTTTTCTCTAGAAAAAACAAAGGTAGTTTTATCTTCAATACGAACACCAAACTTACTTAACAATTCTCCTTGTCCTTCCCACCCTTCTACATTATTGACGTACGCTCTAACTTGTAATGCTTGTGTAAATCTACTATTCTCAACCTCACCTAAAATAGTGTCTCTATTTACATAGGTTCTGGGTAGATAGAAGATGTCTTGACCGTAGATTTCAATACTCTCTACAATTAAATTTTCTATAAA